TCTTCCTTGGAGAGGTCCTCGCCCAGTTCCACGAAAAGTATCACCTCGGCCCCCTGCACATGACCAAGCAGGTCGGCAAGGGCCTCAAGTCCGGGCAGTTCCCCGTGTTCGGCCGGGCCACCGCGGACTTCCACGTCCCCGGTGCCGAAGTCGAAGGCCAGGTCATCGCCCAGGCGGAGAAGGAAATCTTCGTCGATGAGATGCTTCTGGCCGCGGTCAACGTCGCCGACATCGACGAGATGCTCGAACACTACGACAGCCGCTCGTTCTACACCTCCGAACTGGCCGACGCCCTCCGCAAGACCGAGGAAAGCCACCTGGTCCGCTGCCTCGCCCGCGGTGCCACCGAGAACTCCCCGGTGACCGGCGGCGACAACGGCGTGTCCGTGACCATCCCCTCCACCACCGCCTACACCGGCGTGACCGCCGCCAAGCTGCGGGCCGCGATCAGCCAGGTCGCCCAGACCTTCGACGAGCGGAGCGTCCCCGACGACAGCCGCTACATGCTGCTGACCCCCGGCGATCACCGGCTCCTGGTGGACGACACCTCGGCCCTTCACCGCGACGTGGGCGGCGTCGGCTCGCTGTCGGAAGGCACCCTGCCGAAGGTCCACGGCATCAACCTCATCAAGAGCAACCGGCTGAACGCCCTGCGTGGCACCAACCACAGCACCAACCCCACCGGGGCCAAGAACGACTACACCGCTGACATGCGGAAGACTGTCGGTCTGGCCTTCCACAAGACCGCCCTCGGCACCGTCCAGCGTCTGGGCATGACCCCCGACCTTTACTGGCGGGGCGAGCGGTTCCAGTGGCAGGTGTCGATCCGTTCGCTCACCGGCCACGATGTCCTCCGCGAGGGGGCCATCGCCGCCGTCAACCTGGCCTAATCAGCCCCCAGCCTCGGCCTCCGAAAGGAGACCGGGGCTTTTAAGTCAACTCCCGGAGAATCCCATGCCTGTCTACGCAACAAAGCTCGATGCGGTCAACACCATCCTGGCCGTCATCGGCGAATCACCGGTCAACTCTCTCGACGGCAACTCGGCCGACGTAGCGATGGCCGTAGCCACGCTCGAAGAAACCATGCGGGAAGTCCTGTCCGAGAAGTGGCGGTTCAACTCCGACGAGAAGTACCCGCTCCGCCGGGACACCTCCGGCGAGGTGACCCTTCCGGCCAAGGCCCTGCTGGTGGACATCCCCTACCCCGAGCAGCGGGAGCAGGACGTGACCGTCCGGGGACGACGCCTCTACAACCGCACCGCCTCGTCCTACAAGCTCAAGCACGACATCGAGGCCGAGGTCCGGTGGTGGCTGGACTTCGAGGAACTGCCCACCCCGGCCGGCCACTACATCACCATCCGGGCCGCCCGGCGGTTCGCCGACCGGGTGATGGCCTCGCAAGTCGTCCACGGCTACACCGCCGAGGAGGAGGTCATGGCCCGCCATCACCTGACCGTCTACGACTCGGACGAAGGCGACGTGAACGTCTTCAACCAGGGCGAGGGCCTCCGGCTCCAGCACCGAGAACTTCACTGATCGGAGGACCCTTTGCCCAACCTGACCCAAAGCATCCCCAACCTCATCAACGGTATCAGCCAGCAGGCCCCCGCCCTGCGTATGCCGACCCAGGCCCAGGAACAGATCAACGGCTATAGCTCCGTCGTCGGCGGCCTCCGCAAGCGGCCCCCGGCCGTGTTCCAGCGGCGGGTCCCCGGCTCCCGCAAAGCCAAGAGCCTGCTGCTGACCCGGCCCGACGTGGACTACCTGCTGACGATCCGCGACGACGACGGAACAGTACGTCCCTACGTCTCCCCCCTCGGCGGGGACCTCGACACCGACCCGGCGGTCAACGCCCCGGACGGGCTGGATTATCTCCAGTGCGACGACCCGCAGAACGACCTACGGACGGTGACCCTCGGCGACACCACGATCATCACCAACCGGACCAAGGTCCCGGCGATGCTGTCCAACACCCAGCCCGCCCTTGCCGAGTCGGGGATCGTCCACATCGAGACCGCCTACGCCAACTCCACCTACGAAATCTACATCGACGGGAACATCGCGGCCCAGCACACCACCGGGACTTCCGGGTTCAGCCCGAAGAACATCGCTTCCCAGCTGTTCAATGACCTGGTGCAGGGCAACACCGTTACGATCACCTCAACCAAGTACACGACCGGACGACGCGGCGGCTCGGTCCCCGTAACCACCACCACCACGACCACCGCTGACCTGGTTCGGGAGGACCTGGACATCCTCCAGCAGGGCTCAACCCTGTTCATCACCTCGTCCTCCGGCACCCCCTTCACCCTGTCGGTGACCGGCAGCGACTACAAGGACAGCCCCTACGTCTGGGTCCAGCGGAAGGCCACCTCAATCGACGACCTCCCTCCGGTCGCTCCGGAAGGCTACAAGGTCGAGATCATCGGCCGGGAGGACGAGAACACCGACAACTACTGGGTCGAGTTCACCCCCGCCGACGCCTCGCAGCAGCTGATCGAGGGCTCGTGGCAGGAGTGCCCGTCGCCCCTGGTCCCGCTGGGCTTCGACCCCGCGACGATGCCACACTCTCTGTCCCCCGATCCGGACAACCCCGGCGAGTACGTCTTCCGGGAGATCGACTGGAAGACCCGAACCGCCGGCGACCTGGAGACGATCCCCGAGCCCTCGTTCATCGGCAAGCCCATCGAGGAGGTCTTCTTCCACAGCAACCGCCTGGGCTTCCTGTCCGACGTGAACGTCCACCTCGGCGTCTCCGGCGATGTCTACAACTTCTGGCGGTCCACCGCCACGAACCTCCTGGACGACGACCCCATCGACATCGAGGTCGCCTCGTCTTACGGGGCCACGCTCCGCAACGCCGTGTCCTTCGACTCCCGCCTGCTGGTCTTCTCCGACAAGGAGCAGATCATGGTCGAAGCCGAAGACATCATCACCCCGGCCACGGTCGAGGCCAACGTCGTCACCGCCTTCAACAGCCAGACCGCGGCCCGCCCCAGCATGGCCGGCCGCCACCTCTACTTCCCCTTCTCGCGGGGGGGATTCTCCGGGTTCCGCGAATACTACGTCCCGGACGGCACCGGCGGCTTCGACGCCTCCGACGTGACCGCCCACGTCGCCAAGTACCTGCAAGGCCAAGTGGTCCTGGCCGACACCACGACCAACGAGGACCTGCTGGCCTGCGTCTGCGACGGAGACCCCAGGACCGTCTACCTCTACAAATACTTCTGGTCCGGCGAACGCAAGATTCAATCGTCGTGGTCGAAGATGCAGTTCTCGGGGGAAGTCCAATCCCTGACCTTCGTCGATTCGGACCTCTACCTGGTCCTGGGTCCCGCCACCGCCGGGGACGCCGACGAGTCGTCTCTGGTCAAGCTGCGGTTCTCCTCCGAGGACCCCCTGGATATCTACCTTGATCGCCGCGTCTCGGAGGACCAGGTTGAAGTGTCGTATGACGCCGGCACCGGCCTCTCTACCCTGACCCTCCCCTACTCCCCCGACGAGGACACGATCCGGTTCGTTACCGACGAAGCCGGCAGCCTCCCCGAGGGCCGGCTGGTCGGGATCGTTTCCGTGGACTCCGCCAATCGCCAGATCGTCGTCCGGGGGGACCAGCGGGGCGAGTCCTACAAGGTGGGCGAGTCCTTCAAGTTCTACTACGAGTTCTCGACGTTCTTCCTGCGGCGGGACACCCCCACCGGAGGCGTGACCGCCGTCACCGGGGGCCGGCTGCAACTCCGCCGGCTCCGCCTGGTCTACGACCGCAGCGGCCAGTTCGTCGTCTGCGTCTACCACCCGTCCAAGACCCGCCGGGACTACCCCTTCTCCGGCCGCGTCCTGGGCTCGACCAACAACATCCTCGACGCCCCGTCGCTGGAGACCGGGGAGTTCCCGGTCCCCCTGGCCGGGCGGAACATCGAGACCCGTGTGGCCATCGTCAATGACTCCCACCTGCCCAGCAACTTCACTTCGGTCTCCTGGGAGGCCGCGTTCAACCGCCGGAGTACCAGCTAATGCTTGTCCACTACGCCAACGAAGAAGACGCCGCCTACGTCGCGGCGAACCTCCGCAAAGCCGACCGCGATGAGATCGAGGCCGGCAGCGGGATGACCCCCGCCGAGGTCCTGGCTAAGGGCCTGGATATCTCATCGATCTGCTTCGTCGTCATGGGCCACGCGGGAAACCCGGTAGCCATCTACGGCGTCGTCACCGACCAGACCGACGAGACCGGCCGCACCGGCATCGTCTGGCTCCTGGGCACCGACATGGACTCCGCGGATCGCCGGGCCTTTGCTCGCCGAGCGAAGGAAGAACTGGACTTCCTCCACGCCTTCTACCCGCGGCTCCACAACCTCGTCTACGGACGAAACGATGCCCACCTCCGCTTTGTCTCGTGGCTGGGCTTCCAGGTCATCGACGACGGGGTGGGCGACTTCCGCTACTTCTGCAAGGAGTCCTTCAGTGTGTGAACCCGCCACCATCGCCGCCGCCGGCCTGGCCCTGTCCGCCGCCTCTGCCGGCGTGGCTTACGACGCCCAGCGGACCCAGGCCAAGAACAACAACAAGCTGGCCGAGGCCCAGGCCCGCAACGCCAACGACGCGGCCCGCCGAAGCTACGAGCAGGAACAACGCCGGCTCCGGCAGGTCCGAGACGCCTCCCGGCAGAAGCTCACCGAGCGGCGTCGTCAAGCCAACGAAGACCGGGCCACGGCCCGCGTCCGTGCCGGCGAGGCCGGCGTCTCCGGCCTGTCGGTCACCGCCCTGCTGGACAACATCCAACGCCGCGGCCTCGACGACGAACAGACCATCCAGACCAACTACTTCAACCAGTACCAGCAATCCCAGGACACCCTCTACTCGATCTACGCCGGCAACACCAGCCGGAACAACTCCGCCCGATCCAACGTGAGCGAAGGGCCGTCCGCGGCCGCCGCCGGGCTTAGCCTCGCCGGGGCCGGGCTTAACGCCTACACGACCTACCGGCAGGAGGACATGCTTGATCGACGGGTTGGGATGAAGACGGAGGACTACGCCCTATGACCCGACGATCCCAGACCCCCCGTCAGACCCACCAACTCAACGTCGTGCAGGGAGTCCACGACACCTACATCAACCCGGAGCGACCCGGCAGCGACCAGGGGCAGAAGCTCCAGGTCGCCCAGGCCCTGGCCCGCCTCTCGCCCAGCCTGACCAACGCCCTCTCCGTCGAGCGGTCCAGCCAACGCCTCTCGGCCGAGGAAGACCGCATCGCCGGGCAGGAGGCCTATGAAGGGTCCCGCAAGGCGTGGACCGAGGCGATCAAGGCCGGAGACATCGAGGACTACGAAAGCCCGTACTTCCGCGAGGGGTACGAGCGGTCCTACGCCGCCACGCTGTCGCACGACTTCGAGGTCCAGGCCCGAGACGCTTTCCTCCAGGACAGCCTGTCCCAGGTCGATGACCCATCCGCCGGCAACGCCTTCTTCGAGGAGATGTCGCAGTCCTTCCTCCAGGCGTCGGACCACCCCGAGTTCAAACGTGTGTTCAACCACAACCGGCAGGCCGCCCTGGCCCGGCTGGACGAGTGGAACACCCGCCGGGTCGGTGAACGGGTCCGGGCCAAGGCCTACGAGCAGTACCAGATGCGTACCGACGACATCCTGGACGAGTGGGACGGGGAGTCTTACGACGGCCTCGCCGCCAGCCTGTCTCTCTACAAGGACGACCAGCGGGCGGGCGGAATCGACGGGACCTTCGCCAACCAGGCCCTGATCGAGCGGGTCGCCCAGGAGGCCGTCTCCCGCGGGGACGCCGACATGTTCAACGAGGTCCTGTCCAGGGTCCAGGGCGGCACCGGCCCCCTCATCAAGACCACCGCGGCCCGCGACATCGCTGATCGGGTGACGGTCCAGGCCGAGACCGTGGCCCAGCGGGAAGCCCTCCAGGAGGAGATTGGGCGTTACGCCGCCCTCCTGATCGACATCAACCGAGGCCTGGCGTCACCCGACGACATCCAGGAGTTCTCCGAGGACTACAACAACCTGTTCTCGGCCGACTGGACCGCCCAGAACATCGCCCGCTCGGCCCGCAACGCCATGTCCGGCACCGGGCAGGCCAACATCGAGGGAATGCTGGAGGCCGCCGCGATGCGGCAGGCCGTTGCCGACATCGCCCTCCGGGCCGCCAGCTACACCAGGGACGAGGACGGCAACATCGTGTCCGGGGTCGCCGCCGAGGCCCTGCCCGAGACCTTCTCCGCCATCGTCTCCGACGACAGCGGGAACGAGTTCGCCGTCGAACTCGACACCGAGGAAGTCGTAGATGCCTTCCTGTCCGAGAACGACCGCCAGCTGCGGGAGCAGTTCTCCCCCGATTCTCCGCAGTACATGGACGGGACCTTCCGTGCCCACATGGCCGTAGGCCGCGTTCCCGAGCAGTGGAAGCGGGTAGCCAAGGCGGCCTCGAACACCGCCAACGGCCGGACCCTGACCGAGGCCTTCCGGCCCACGGAGGGGGACGACGAACTGGTCCTGAACGCCAGCTTCGAGCAGGGCCTGAAGCTCGCCGAGTTCCTGTACCAGCACGACGCCACCGAGACCCTCGATGAGGTGTTCGGTGAAGACAGCATGATCTGGAACACCGCGGTTGAAGCCCTGCAATCGGGCATCGTCGAGGGCCGCCGGGAAGCCGTCCTGTTCGCCGGCCGCCGCGTCCACGACCGCAAGGTCCGGGCCGAGGTGAGCCAACGGCTGGACGAGAACACCGCCCACCTCGACAAGCTGGCCAAGAAGTTCTCCAGCGGCCCCCTTGACGAGACCTGGGGATGGGGGTTTGACGGGTTCGAGGACTACGACTCCCTGAACACCTGGGTCCACGAGCGGTACGCCCGTCACCTCATGACCGGGGCCACGCCGGCCCAGGCCTACGACCGGACCCTCAACGACGGCAACCGGTCGCTCATCAACATGGGCGGCTACCTCATGGACACCTCCGGACTGCCCGACGTGCCCTACAAGAACGAGGCCTTCGATAGGGTCCGTGTCTCCGTCGCCGAGCAGCTGGAACGCGAGCCCGGCGACATCATACTCCTACCCGACCCCCTGGTCGATTCCCGCTGGGTCGCCGCCGACCGGGAAACCCACCTCCCCATTGACCGCGACAGCCCCCTGGCCGTGGTCGATTCGCTGACCATCGCCGCCGCCGGCAACGCCATCAAGTCCGAGAAGGAAGCCGATGTCTCCCGAGCCATCCGCGACCCCCGGTCCACCCCCGGCAGCCGGGCACGGGCCGAGAACCGCCGCCGCCGCCGGCGAGAACGAAACAACTAACCCACGAGGTTCACATGGAAACTCCCCAGGACCAAGCCCCGCTGATCGGGGGCCAGACTGTCCCCACGCGAGCCCCGCTCCTGCCCAACACCGGCCCGACCCGGATGGACCGGCTGGACTACGAACGGTCTATCGAGACCGGCTTCGGGGGCCTGGTCTGGAACGCCGCCCGCAACACCACCTCGGCCCCGATCATCGACCACGCCTACCAGAAGCTCATGTACGCCCCGGACCGCGGCTGGCGGCCCGACGCCAAGTTCTTCAAGGAACTGACCGAAGGCCGTCCCGAGCAGGCCCTGGAGTACGTCGCATCGGCGGTGTCGGAGGAACACGCCTACTACCTCCTGGCCCGCTTCGACCAGCGGATGAAGATGTCCGAGCAGGTCGCACAGTGGGGAGGCACCGGCATCGCCGTGTCTTTCGCTGCGGAGTTCATGGACCCGGCCAACATCGCCACCGGGTTCGCCGCCGGGTCAATGGCCCGTGGGCTGCGGTCGGTGGCTGCCGGGAGCCGGAGCCTGAACGGCCTACGCCAGGCCGGCCGGCTGAAGACGGTCTCCACCGAGGTCGCCGCGGGCACCGTCGCCGACGCAGGCGTGGAGACCCTCCGCACCCAGCTGGACCCCCTGGCCGGCCCGGAAGACATCCTCCTGGGCGTCACCGCCGGGGCGGCATTCTCCGGGGGCATGTCCTCCTTCCGCCGCAGCGACCTGGCCCCGGTGGCCCGCGTGATGCAGAAGGCTGCCGACCGGACCCGCAATTCCTACCTCGGCCAGAAGCTCCTGAACATGCGGGCCGACGCCGACGACGCCCCGGTCCTTCAGCTGATCCGCGAGAAGTCCCCGCAGCACGAGCAGCGGGTCAACGAGATCGTCGATCAGCGGAACATCCGCCGGCCCCTGGCCGCGGTCCTCAACTCGTTCACGCCGGAGTTCCTGGGACGCTTCCGCCTGAAGTTCACGGAAGATCACCTGATCGCAAACTCCCCCACGATGGCGGGAAACTATGCGACCAACCCATCCCGCCTGGGCCAGACCACCCGCAACGCCGACGACAACCGCTACGACCTGGATGTCCGTCTGCTGGGGGGTGACGCCCGTGTTGTACAGTCGGCCCTCACCGAGATCGGCCGGGCACAGTACCTGTCCCTCTCCCCCGAGAAGCGGGACGACCTGATCCGCGTTTTCCGCAACACCTTCGACAGCGACGTTCAGAAGAAGGTCGCCCACGTCCTGTTCCGGAACGAAGCCGGGCGTAACCCGGACTTCCTCGAATCGGTCGAGGGGCTCTACGCCGAGATGTTCGCCCGTGACGCCGCGGCCTACGCCGCCGACTCACCGATCACCTCCTACCGCAGCTTCCAGGCCCTCCGCAAGGCCGAGGAACTCCTGGGCAAGCAGACGACCAAGAAGCTCCACCGCCTGTTCGACGAGGCCTACGCCGAGGCCCCGATGCGGGACCGCCCCGTCACCGACGACGAGGTGTTCATCAAGCAGGATCAACCCCCGGAAAAACTTCCGATGGAGCGGGACGATCCGTGGCTGTCTGCTGCGGATAAAGACGCGGCCCATAAATCGGGGATGACCAACCTCGGCCCGGCCCGGACCCGCCAGGAACACCAGTACGCCCGTTTCGTGCAGGCCTTCGGATTCCGGGCGGTCTTCATGGACAGCCGGTCATCGCGGGGTGCGGTCTTCAGAAACCAGCCCGGAGTCATCTATCTCGAACGAGGCCGGGAGGCCCAAGCCGGACTTGACACCGCAGCCCACGAGATTCTCCACTCCCTGCGGGGACATTCCGAGGAGATGTACCAGAAGATCGTGAAGCTCATGGACGCCCATCCCAGGGTCTTCGCCCGCAAGTCTGCTTCCCGGCAGTACGCCCTGGATTACAGGGCGGCCTACCGCAGGACTCTACACACCTGGGACCCAAAGTATCCCGAAGAAGGCGTGGCCCGCCGGATGGGCCACCTCATGGCCGACCGGAACTTCCTTCCGTACCTGTACCGGGAGGACCCCAATCTGTTCGCCGCGGTGTCCCGTCTGCTGATCCAGGCACTGGACCGGGTGAAGGAGTGGGCACGGCTGAAGGGGACTCCCCGATACAAGGGAAGCCCCACACAGACGGAGGCCTACAAGCAGCTGGCCAAGCTGGTCGCCGAATCCCGGAAGATCATGCTGGAAGGCAACAGCCCCGACCTCGTGGACCCGCTCAAACGCGATGTCCCCGGCGAGCCCCAGCTTCTGTCGGAACCCCTCCTGGAGACCGACCCCGGCCGCCTCCCGGTCGATGAATCGTTCGAGCTTCAAGACGCCCAGACACGGGCGGCCTTCTCCGCGATCCGCGGCGTCCCCGGAACCTCACCCATCGGCCAGCTGCGGTCCTCGGCCAACGCCACCATCCGCAAGGTCTCCACCCTGCTGCACCCCGACCGCGTGGGCAGCCAGGACAAGACCGCGGTGCAGGCGGTGACGGTCCACGAGCGGAACCACATGGACACGAACCGGTTCTTCGGCCAGATCGTCAAGAACGAGAAGCACTACCAGGCGTGGAAGACCGAGAACGGCTTCCGCTTCTGGGAGAACAGCAAGCCGTGGCGGGAGTTCAACCGCGAGGTCTTCGGGGCCGTGTCTTCGGATGTCCCCCACCCCGACAAGAACGTCCAGGCCGCGGTCGAGAACTACCGTCAGCTGAACCGGGAGGTCCTGGCCTACGCCAAGGACAAGGGGTTCATCGACTCGGCCGTCCCGGAGGACCCGCACTACATCGCCAACATGCACGACGGGAGCCGCTACGGCCGCGTCGAGGTCGAACACGGAAAGAACGCGACCGTGGACTGGTGGAAGGGTGCCATCGCTCGGGGAGTCCCCGAGAAGTGGGACCTATCCAACGCCAAAGACGCCCGTGCCCTGGACGCCCTGGCCAACAAGATCGTCCGCCGCATCAAGGACGGGGACCTGAACCGGGGCTATTACGTCCAGCGGCAGGTCGATACCCGCATCGAGTCGGTGCTGGACGAGCTTGAAGCAGACGGCATCGACCCGGAACTGATCCAGCACCTGCGGACCAAGTACGTCTCGTCCGTGGCCGACGACAACAAGATTGCCCACGTCAAGCGGCGGTCTCCCATCGACCGGACCTACGTCCTGGAGACCGACGAGGGCACCGTGTCCCTGACCGACCTGGTTGAGGACAACGCCGCCGACGTGAGCAAGCGGTACGTCCGAGACATGGTGACCGGGGCCAACGACTTCGAGTTCCGCCGGTCCCTCCAGAACGACAAGGACAAGGCCGACAACAACGTGCCGCCCTGGGAAACGATCCTGGGCCGCATCGAGTCCGACTACAAGTCCAAGAACACGCACGAGGACACCCGGCGGTTTGTCGCTTCGGAACTCAAGCTCCTCGACGGCCTGCACAAGCTGGTCAACGGGGTTCCCATCGGCGACCCCGATCCGGTCCTCATGCAGGCCCTGCGGGACATGATGGGGATCAACTTCATCCGGGTCGGCGGCAACTTCTCGCCGGCCTCGCTGCCGGAGTTCATGGTCGCCCTCGGCTCCGCCGGGATTCGGTCCCTGTTCTCGGCCCTGCCGGAACTGCCCTCGATCATCCGCAACAAGGGCAAGGCCGTCCAGGACATGGCCGAGTTCGAGTACGCCTGGCGGGGCGAGCGGCTGCTGGGCCACCCCCGCTACCGCATCGAGATCACCGACCCCCTCGACGGGGTGGAGTTCTCCGGCGGCGGGGGCGGCAACAAGATGCTCCGCAAGTTCGGCAAGGGCTGGGAGGCCGCGAGTTCGGCCATCCAGTACGGCAAGTACCACGTCGCCGAGGCCTCCGGCCTGGGGGCCATCAACCGCGTGACCGCCTCTCTGGCCTCCCGCATGATGCTGGTCCGCCTGTCCCGGCTCCACGAAAGCGGTGACCCCAAGGTTACCGTCGAACGTCTGGCGGAACTCGGTCTGTCCCCCGAGGACGGCCGGGCCGTAGCCGGATACCTCGACGCCCACGCCAAGTGGTCCGGCGACGAGAAGGGACGGGGCGTCATCCGCGACCCGCAAACCCACCTCTGGGCCGACCAGGGCGTGGCGAAGCGGCTGGAGTACGCCCTGTACCGCCGGGCCTCCAAGGCCGTCCAGTTCGAGAACCCCGGAGACCTCCCCCTCTGGGCTCACTCGCCCTGGGGCCGGGTCCTGATCCAGTTCCGCCGCTTCCCGCTGGTGGCCATCGCCAACCACACGATGCGGTCGGCCCACTACCGCGACTCCCAGGCCCTGGCCGAGTTCGGCCTGTCCTTCCTGGGGGCCGTCGCCGCGGCCTCTGTCCTGATCCACACCCGCTCCGTGGGCCAGCCGGACCCCGACGCCTTCCTCGATGAGCAGATGCGGCCCGACCGTCTTCTGCTGACCGCCTTCGCCCGGACTCCCTTGGCCTCGATGCTTCCCGGCATCGTGGACACCGGACTGGAGGCCACCGTGGGCGAGCCCCTGTTCACCTCGGTTACCCGCTTCTCCGGCGGGGGCCAGGACATCGTGACCGGTAACCCCTCCTACCAGACCCTCAAGGCGGCGACCGGCCTCGCCAACACCGCTGTGCCTTCGATTCTCCGGGACGACGTGCAGTTCACCAAGAAGAACGCCAGGGACGCAGCCTTCTTCCGTGCCCCCGGTTACTCCAACCTCATCAACATTCTCACCGCCGATCTCCCGAGCAGCCGGCGGACCCGAGACTTCACCCCCCTGCTCCGTGAAGAACCCGAGGACTAAACCTTGCCTACCTCCCGAATCTCCTACATCGGCGACGGCTCCACCTCGACCTACACCTTCCCCTTCGAGTCCATCAAGGACGAGGAGGTGCTGGTCGCGGTCGATGGGGCCGTCCTAAGCCCGCTCACGTTCAACGTCACCAACAGCGAACTCACCCTGAACGACCCCCCGGCGTCGGGGGCGATCATCACCATCTACCGGGCCACGGACCTCAACGAGAAGGCCGTGGAGTTCACCGGGGCCTCGGTCCTGTCGAGCAACGACCTGAACCTAGCCTTCTCGCAGCTGTACAACGCCCTCCAGGAGGTCAAGGACAACCTGGCGTCCACGCCGCAGTTCAACCCGACCGGGTTCGTCGATGCGGACGGAAAGCCTGTCCGCAACATGGCCGACGCCACCCAGGAAAGCGATGCGGTAACGCTGCGTCAGCTGGACGCGGCCCGGTTCGGCAACACCGACCGGATCAACGGTCTGGCGTCCGACATCGAAAACCTGGAGGCCGGACTGGACGAAATCATCGACGACCTGGTGACCGTCGAGTCCTTCGCCTCCACCGAAGCCGGCAAGGTCTCCAGTCTCCAGTCGCAGTTCCAGACCCTCTCCACGTCCCTCACCACGCTCCAGGCCCGCGTCGATGCCCTGGTCAACGCCGACCCCGACCCCGGTGCGGGCAACACCGCCCCGACTGCCGGGACCCTCAACGTCAACGCCCCGTTCGAGACCGCAATCAGCGTTGACGTTCTGTCGGTCTGCGACGACGCCGACGACGACACCCTGTCCATCGCCTCCGTGACCAACCCGCCCCGCGGTACGGCCACGACCGATGGCCTCACGGTCACCTACACCCCCGACGCCAACTACTCCGGGTCGGACTCGTTCAGCTTCACCGTGAGCGACGGCAACGGCGGATTCGACGTGGGTACGGTCAACGTGACCGTTGCGGCCGAGGCGGTCGCCGGTGCCCCGACCGTGGCGTTCAGCCCGGTCAACGCCCGCGTGGGCGACACGGTGACCCTGACGGTGCAGAACGCGAACCTCATCCGCATCCGCAAGGACGAGGGGATGAGCGTGGACAGCGAGGACATCAACCAGGGCGGCGGGACGTTCACCCGGTCCTACACCTTCACCGGCGTGGGCAAGGTCGCGGTCGAGGCCAACCCCGACAACCGCAAGACCGACCCGGCGAACTACACCCGCGGCCGCATCGACATCGAGCCGGCCGTTCACGTCCCGTCCGGGTGGACCCACACGGCGACTCCCGGCGACAACATCCGCTCCCTGATCCAGTCGATGCCTTCGGGCGGGACCCTCTACGTCCCCACCGACACCACCTGGAATGTGGACCCCGTTGGCGACATGGGAAGCAAGTCGGTCAACGTCATCGCCACGGGCACCGGCGACCGGCCGCTGTTCCGCTGCACCGGTGCCTTCATCGGCTTCGGCGATGTCAACGGTGCCCGCTTCGAGGGTATCGAGTTCACCTGCGTGACCCGCAACCCCGACGAGCCGGAGTTCGACACCAACAACGTGCAGTACGAGTTCACCACCTGCATCGGCGGGTTCTCGAACGGCTCGGACGTGAAGATCATCGACTGCAAGATGTCGTGGTTCGAGAACGCGGTGTCGTTCTTCGGCAAGACGATGTTCACGGACCTGCTTCTGTACCGCAACATCGTCCACGACACCTGGTCGAACTGGTCCAAGGGGCAGGGCGGCAGCCACGCCCAGGGCTTCTTCGTGGACCGCACCGAGGGGCTGATCGTCCGGCAGAACTTCATCTACCGGGCGGGATGGTCGCCGCACCCCGACCTGTTCATCCCCCACAACGCCAACGCCACGCCGCACAACCACGGCATGTACATCAACGAGTTCACCCGCTTCTGCGTGGTCGCCGAGAACTTCGTCGTGGATTGCTCGCACAACGGCATCCAAATCCGCGGCGGCGGGCGTCTCGCCGAGAACGTCACGTGGGAGTGCCCGTTCGGCTCCTTCGGCTCCGCGGCCGGTGACGCCGACGACGGCAGCGGCGGGTACACGCCGGTTGACGGCTACGTCGAATACAACATCGCCTTCGACGCCAAGGACCGCGAAGACCCCGGCAAGCCCGGCAACGGCGGTCCCGGCATCTACGTCAACCGCACCTGGAAGGAAGGCACCTGCCACCTCCGGGGCAACTACGTTGACGGCAACACCGGCACCCCGGACTACGAGTTCGGCATCGGCCAGTCCTTCCCCCGAACCGAGAACGGCGTCTACCTGTCCTCGACGATCACCGCCCACGACAACCACGTCGGTGACTTCTCGCCCCACCCCAGCTTCCGCTTCGGTGACGTGGTGCTGTCGCAGTCGGGCAACATCGACGGCGTGGACCGGGACCCGTCTCTGGCCTACTCGACCCTCGACGGCCGCATCGCCGCCAACAAGGCCCGTCGTGCCGGCGTCTGGGACCACAACCAGCACGGCGTCTACAGCATCCTCGACGCCCAGGATGTCGTCGCCGCGTAACCCCCTCAACCCTGTCCGGCCAACGCCGGGCGGGGAGCTTAATCCCGCACACCAGGAGCATTCATGTCCACCCACACCCTATACCCCTTCTCCGACAACATCCTCCGGGGAGGCATCCACGTCGGCGACAGTAACCAGCCCGCCGGTGCCCCGACCGTCCGCATCGCCAACTCGACCGACGCCAACGACCGCTTCAAGACCATCACGCTCGTCAACGTCTCGCCACTCCACGGCGAAACCATCGCCTCGGCGGTCCTCCGGTACAAGCCCACGGCCGTCACCGGCATGGTCCCTGAACTTAGCCTGGAAGCAAACGGCCAGTGGCGGGGGGAGGCCAACACTCAC